ACAAGGGAGAAGTTGACTCCAAAAAGTAAAATCGACCACGCGGTCCAGGCTCGGTTGGCCAGAGACGTTGTTTGTCGTTCTCAGTTCTAATAGGATACTGATAGGTAAGGGCGCGAAGTTGCATGCGCGTTGGGAATGTCTTAGAAGCCTTAAACTCGTCCAGAGCGGAATAGATGTTTGTGCGTGCCATCCATGTAAGTTGGGAGAAATCAGGTTCGACATTGTAATCGTTGACGATCTTATTCCAGATGTGTTCACATAAGTTGTGAAAGCGTTCAGAGCAGCCAGTGGCGGCTAGAGCTAGTCCGAGTGCCGATGCGGCGAGTCGTTCCAGGTTCTGAAGCCTTTCTGGGAAGAAAAGATGTCTAAGCAAGTCCTCGTCTGTGCGATAAGGAAAGCCTTGATTGTTGAGATACCCTAATACAGTTAATCCTGAGTATTGGTCAGAGATAGCGCTTTTCTTAACATTCAATTTTGCGTTGAAGTAGAATAGAGCGCAGTCCGCTAACTTTGTGAGAAAGTCAGGGCCGTAAAGCAAGTAAGTGTACTCGAAGAATGCGACTAAAGAGTCGTCGCCTTGAACCTTGATCCAAAAGGATTCTGAGTCAATGTTTACGCCAAGTGCCGAGAGGCAGGTGAGTATCATGATCATATTGGCAAAAGAGTCCATCAGTTGTGTTTGCTGATAGCCAGAGCCGAATCCAGAATAGTTCCATTTAAAAAGAGAACCATTGGGAAGAAGGATAGGTGTGTGCTTGATTGAATAGCACATCCATTTCCAGAGTCTCTCGATCCGTTGAGGGTCGCGAGGTGTTGCATGTGGGTAGAAGGAGGTGGGTTGATACCAGTTAAAGTCGAAGTAAGAGCGCCAAATACGGTGAACATCGTCCATGAGTTCGAAGAGCAATCGTTTGTCAAATTGCGACCAGTCGAGGGTCAGGAATGTGTTAGGTTTGCCGTTGTTGTGCATTTCGTTGACTAGTTTCAGCCATCCGCCTTTCATAATCTCTCTTCCCCATAATAGGGAGCCAGTTTCCTCGTTGAGGTAGATACGTTGGAGAGCCCAGATAAACATGTTTTCGACCATTAATAGTAGCTTTGTTGCTCCAAAAACAGCGCGAATTTTGTCGGGTTCGTCTTCAGCTAC